TGAGGGTGAACAACAAGTAGTAAACTCAACGATAGTTCAAGTCGCTGATAATATATTAACATTGAACTCAGCAATAGACCAAGGGTCTGCACCAGTTAAAGATGCTGGTATAGAGATTGATAGAGGTTCTTCAGCTAATGTAATTTTAAAATATAGTGAAACAAATGATGAGTGGCAGTTTACAAATGATGGTTCTATTTTTCACACAATTGCAAGTCATTCATTTGCTAACAATGCTTTTCACCATGCTAACTCGGCTTTTCTTTCAGGTAATACTAATCAAGTATTTGCTAACAATGCTTTCCACCGTGCTAATGCAGCCTTTCATGCAGGCAACACCAATGCGACTAACATAGCGACAAATCAAGTATTTGCTGATTTCGGCCGAAAGCATACTAATTCAGCTTTTGATAAAGCAAATACTAACCAAGTATTTGCCAATAATGCCTTTAATCATGCTAATGCAGCTTTTGGTGCTGGTAATACAAATGCTACAAATGTGACCACGGCACAAAACTCAGCTGATGCTGGTTTTAAACACGCTAATGCAGCTTTTGGTGCTGGTAATACAAATGCTACAAATGTAACAACAGCACAAAACTCAGCTGATGCTGGTTTTAAACACGCTAATGCAGCTTTCATAAAGGCTAACTCAGCACTTAATAATATTACAGAAACATTTGAAATAGTATCACCTAATGATACGATACCAGTTGTTAAACTACAAGCTTCAAGTGATTCAAACAATGATATAGATGTAGTAGTTGCACCAAAAGGTAATGCAGCTTTTCTTTTAGAAGCTTCAAAGGCGGCTGCTGGAGCTAATATAGCACAATATCAGACTGGTGGCTCTCAAGTGATGTCTGGAGTATACGCATATCATGTATTTACATCGAATGGTACTTTTGCTCTTGCAAATGTAGCAAATGTTGAATATCTTGTGGTTGGTGGTGGCGGTGGAGGCGGTGGCACAACATCAGGTTCAACAGGTGCTGGTGGTGGAGGTGGTGCAGGACGATTATTAACTGGAACCTTCACTAGTTTGGGAACAGGGTCTTATGCTGTTGTTGTTGGTACAGGTGGCGCTGGTGTTGATACAGGGAATGCTAATAACGGAACTTTATCATCAGTTAATTCAATTGTCGCAGCTGGTGGCGGTGGCGGCGGTGATGGTGACCCAGAAGCTGATGGTTCTGATGGTGGTTCCGGTGGCGGTGGTGGTGGCGACAATTCTAATAGAAGTGGTGGTTCTGGTCTTTCACCTGGAGGAAATCCTGGTGGTGCTTCTTCACCATCCATTGGTGATGTTGCAGGTGGTGGCGGAGGTGCAGGTGCGGCTGGTGGTGTAGGCACAGATTTAACTGGGAATGGCCCAAGTGGCTCAACAGGTAGACCACCGGGAACTGGTGGTGATGGAGGTGCTGGTTCTGCAAACCCAACATTTGCAGCTCCACTTATAAGCCCAGCAATACCAGCAGATGCAGCTACAGCAATAGGTGCCACAGGATTATTTGCAGGCGGAGGTGGTGGCGCTTCAAATCAACCTGGAGGCGGAGGTGTAGGAGGTTCTGGTGGAGGCGGAGGTGGCCGAGGACCTGGAGGTGGTCAAAGTGCTGGTGTCGATGGCACTGGTGGTGGTGGAGGTGGTGGTGAAGAAAACGCTCCAACTGAATCAGGAGAGAAATCAGGTGCAGATGGTGGTGATGGTATTGTTATCTTGAGATACAAAGCTTTTGAAGGACAAGGCATTAACAAAAGAGGTTTGCATGCTGTTGATTTACAGAGAAAAAGAGATGGTGATGCAAAAGTTGCGGCCGCAAATAATAGTTCTATTTTAGGTGGTGAAAATAATCAAATATCTTCAGATGGTGTACATAGTTCAATTGTTGGAGGGCAGGATGTAAACATAACAGGAACCCACAGTATTGCAGGTGGCGAATCAACAACGGCATCTGGTAATCATAGCTCTGCTAGTGGCCAATCAACAACGGCATCTGGTAATCATAGCTCTGCTACTGGTCAATCAACAACTGCTTCTGGCACTCATAGTTCTGCTAGTGGTCAATCGACAACGGCCTCTGGTACCCATAGCTCTGCTAGTGGACAATCAACAACAGCATCTGGCACTCATAGCTTTGCAATAGGCAACGACACATTAGCTTCTGGTAATTTCAGTTTTGCTGGTGGTTATTATTCTACTGCATCAGCAAATTCTTCATTTGCAATGGGTTCTGGTGCAACAGCGAATGGTGATTTTAGTGTTGCTCATGGTAAGGATACAGTAGCATCAGGTATTTATAGTGTTGTGACTGGAACGAGAACAACATCAAATGGACAATACTCTTTTGCAGCGGGATTTGCTGGTTTCTCAAGTGGTGCATACGGATTTTCTTATGGAAGCAAATGTGAAGCTTCGGGGCAATATTCAGTTTGTTTTGGTGACGATAATACCGCATCAGGTGAAAATGCAGTTGTTCTTGGAAGTGCAGACTCTACTGCATCTGCGACCAGAACAGCAATTTTAGGAAGTTCCTTTGCAACAGCAAACGGTGGTGGTTCAGTTATTTTAAGTTCAGCAACTGGTGTAGTTGCAAATGGTTTATATTCAATAGCAGGCGGGTATCAATCTAGGTGTATGGGTAACTACTCAATTGCATTTGGTTATCAAGCAAGATGTGATGAAAATGATGGTTTTGTATTTGGATCTCAGAATCAAATAATTGATGGTGGTCAGTACAATTTTATAGCTGGTGGAGCTGACAACCAAGCTTATGGTGATTGGGGTTTTATAGGCGGAGGCCGGTTTAATGATTACGAATCTCTCGCTACTCAATCAGGCATGGTAGGTGGCCAGAGTAATGAACTATTTGGTGATTATGCCTTTATGGGTGGTGGTTATTTAAATGATTTAGAGAGTACGTCTGCCGGTGGTGCTATGATTGGTGGTTATCAGAACTCTCTTGAAGGTGATTATGGTGTCATATCAGGTGGACAATTTAATTTCATAAATGATGATTCTCTTGTTAGCGCTATAATAGGAGGTTATGACAATGATATTTATGGTGATTACAATTTTATAGGCGCAGGCCGTTTCAATAGAATGACCAACAGCGGCGTGAGTTACTCTGCAATTGTCGGCGGTCAAAATCATCTTATAAATCATGGCAATGGTGATTATAGTGGAATGTTTGCTGGGTATTCTAATTTATTACAATCTGGTCGTTCTGCTGCGATTGCTGGTGGGAGTAATAAGTTATACGATAGCGCTTTTCAATCAGCATTGATTGGAGGTGATGCTAACTTTGTCAACGCTGATGAAACAGTTATCGCCGGCGGTAGAAATAACTCAGCTAATGTTACTTCATCAAAAAATATCTTTATAGGTGGTGGTGCAGACCATATTTTAAACTCTTCAAATAGTGCTATAATAGGTGGTAGTGATAGTGTAATTTCTAGTGATGATCAAGGAGCGACTGTAATTTTAGGAGGTAGTAAAGGTAGAGCTGGTTATGGGGGAGGTGGTGTTGTAATACCTGGTCATTATGTTAATTCATCTGAATCCAGTTATCACTTTACAAGACAACACACACTTTTAACAAGAACCACAAGTGCTAATAAACATGATTTGACATTAGATGGATCAAATACCGTATTGACAACCGCTGCTACAGGAACTTATAATAAAACAATTGCTTGGCAAAGTTCTTTTTCCACAGTATCTTACTTCAAAGGTGTTTGTGTAGCTCACTCAGATCAAGGCGATGATGCTAAAGCATGGGAGGTTAATGGTTTAATAAAATCAAATCGTTCTTCAGGAGTTACAACACCATCTTTTGTAGTTACGGAAAAATTTGCTACATCTGGTGCATCCGCATGGGATCTTGAAGCAGAAAAAAGATTTAACGGAGCTACCACATGGTTACGATTTACAGTAACAGGTGAAGCCAGTCATGACATAGCGTGGTCATTGAAAATAGAATCAACTGAAATGAACCATTCGGACACTACTCTACCATTATAAAAAGGATATAAAATGGCATTACAAATAAATTTATTAAATACAAATGAAAAAAATCATTTAAATTTTAATTTTCCTGAGGCATATGCCAGGATTGAATCTTATCACGGTAGAAAAACTACCATAAACTATAAAGTTTGTGTTTATCCAGATTCTTCAAGTGCAAATACAGAATTGAGAGGTACTTTTATTTTTAGAGAAACCTATCAAATCTCTAAAAATGATTCTGATATTTCTGTTAATTTATCTTCAGGAAATGTTATGACTGAATTGTACACACACTTAAAAACGCAAGAGTCATTTACAGATGGCATAGATGTATAAACAAGTATATAAATAGATTGAAATATTAAAGGATAAAAGATGCCATTAAGTTCAGGATATTCAGGTAAACCAACAACAAGACAAACATTTAAAGATTATTGTCTGAGAAGACTTGGTGCACCTGTGATTGAAATAAATGTAGATGATGAGCAAGTAGAAGATCGTATTGATGATGCTTTACAGTTTTTTCACGACTATCATTTTGATGGTGTTGAAAAAATCTTTATGAAACATAAAATTACTCAAGCAGATATTGATCGTAAGTGGATATACGCACCAGATGCCGTAATTTTTGTTACAAGTGTATTTCCTTTTGATGACTCTAACTCATCAATCAATATGTTTGATCTTAGATACCAATTAAGATTGCACGACTTGTATGACTTTACATCCGTTTCTTATGTGTCATATGAGATTACAATGCAACACATTAGAACTCTCAATCTTTTATTTTCAGGCACACCACAGTTTAGATTTAATCGTCATCAGAACAAATTATTTTTAGATATAGATTGGACAAGAGATTTAAATGTTGGTGAATATGTAATTGTAGAGTGTTATCGTAAGTTACAGCCAGACACAATCTCATTAACTGGTACTGCATCTATGAATACAAATGCAAACACGATTACTGGCACAGGCACAATCTTTGACCAACAAGTTCTTGAAAATGATTTTATCATTGTTGGTTCAGAGGAAATACAAATTAAAAGTATAGATTCACCAACAGCCATCACAACTAAAACAATACCTCAGGCAAATACTCTTGATGGTGCAATTACTCAAGCAGGATATTCAGATGTTTGGGATGACAGATTCTTAAAAAAATACGCAACAGCTCTTATCAAATATCAATGGGGTTCTAATCTATCTAAGTTTGCTGGTGTTCAAATGCCAGGTGGTGTTACACTTGATGGCCCTAGAATTATGGAAGAGGCCAAAGCTGAGATAGACAAAGTAGAAGAGGAGATGCAAGTTTATAACGTGTTGCCAAATGAAATTTATATGGGATAATAATGGCAACTAATCAGTATTTCAATCCTTTTCCAGCCAATCAGATAACAAATGAACAACTTTTAGTTGAAGATTTAGTTATTGAGTCCATGAAAATCTATGGCATGGACATTTTTTATTTACCAAGAACAAGTAGAGACTCAGTTGATTATCTTTTTGGTGAAGATACTCTGAAGCAATATACTTCAGCACACTCTATCGAAATGTATCTTGAAAATATAAATGGCATGGAAGGTGAAGGTGATTACATCTCTAAATTTGGATTAGAGATAAGAGATGAAGTTAATTATCTTGTATCTCGTAGAAGATTTGTAGCTACAACTGGTCAATCAAGGCCAAATGAAGGTGATTTAATTTATGTGCCACTTGTAGATTCATTTTTTGAAATCACTTTTGTTGAACATGAAAATGATCAAGCCATGTTTTATACATTAGGTCGTGGTCGTGATGCAAATGTTTATGTGTTTGCATTAAAACTTAAAAAGTTTGTATTCTCAAATGAAGTCATTGAAACTGGTATTGCAGAGGTTGACAATGATATTCGTGATATGTACCCAAGAACAACGATTACAATTACTTCAGGTTCTGGTACCTTTGTTGCTGATGAAATAATATACCAAAGTTCAGATGGCACTCTTGCAAATGCAACAGCGCAAGCTCTTGTTCATACATTTACACAAAACACATCTTTACAAGTTTACAGAACTCAAGGCACTTTTGGTTCTGGTAATGTAATTGGTAACACATCAAGTGCTCAATGGATTGTAAATACTGCTGATGATACTGCCACGATGAATACTGCATTTGAAGATATTGTTGACAATTATAGAATAGAAGCAGGCGGTGATGGCATATTAGACTTTAGTGAAACAAACCCATTTGGTGAGGCATAATGTTAGGCAATTCACAATTTTATCATAGAACGATTAGAAAAGTTGTTGTCGCATTTGGCACAGTTTTTAATGATATACTTTTACAGAGATATAATGCGGATGGTTTAACAAAAAGAGAAGTTTTCAAAGTGCCTTTATCTTATGGTGCAAAAGAAAAATATCTTACAAGAATTACATCAGACCCCAATTTAACAAAATCAGTTGCAACTGTAGTGCCTCGCATATCATTTGAAATGGTAAGTATGTCATATGACACAGGTAGAAAATTAAATACACTTACTCAAAATTTTGCAGCTAATACAGCTACTGCTGTAAAAACACAATATAGGCCGATACCATATAACTTTGAATTTAATTTATCAATCTATGTAAGAAACACAGAAGATGGTACACAAATATTAGAACAAATATTACCATTCTTCACACCAGATTTTACAGTTACAGTAAACTTTATACCTGAAATGAATCAGAAATATGATATGCCAATTGTGCTTAATTCTGTAAACTCCACAGTTGATTATGAAGGTGATATGTTATCTACACGATTGATTATGTGGGATTTAACATTTACTGCAAAGAGTTATATTTGGCCACCAGTTAAATCTGGTAAATACATACGTCAAGCAAACACAAATGTTTATATTGATAGTCAAGCTAAATCTAATCAAAAAGTTACAACTGATTTTAGGCCCGACATCCCAGATAGACTTTTAATAGAAGGTGAAACGATTCGTGTTACAGCAAGAGATGTTGTAGGTGTCGTAAAAAAATTTACAAATGTTGCCAATAGTAAGTTGGTGGCAACTGATCTAAATAAACTATTAGAAGCCGGTGATATTGTTACAGGTGATACATCAAATGCAACGATTACAGTTTCATCGGTTGAAAGTGAGCCTTTAAAGGCAGCTGAAATAATATTAACACCAGAACCATCTTCAGCCGAACCTGATGATGAGTTTGGTTTTGCAGAAAGTGTAACAGAATATCCAGATACATTGTTATGAAAAATGAGAAACTATCTAAACTATTAAACATTGAACCTATAGATGTAACTTCTACCGAATTAGAGCCAGTAGAACCTGAAAAGCAGGTTGAGAATGATGCTCAATTTGCTCGAGAGAATATTCGTGGTCTTATTGACAAAGGTGGTAATGCACTTGATAGTCTCTTGCGTGTTGCCAAAGAATCGGAACACCCTAGAGCCTTTGAAGTTGTAGCACAAACTCTTAAAAACTTAGGTGAACTCAATAAAGATTTACTTGAGATACAAAAGAGAAAACAAGATTTAGAACCTAAAAAAGCTCAAAATGAAATCAATGTTGATAAGGCTGTATTCGTAGGTTCTACAAACGATCTTGTAAAGATGTTAAAAGGCAAGAAAGATGTCAACTGAAGGGTATCTTGGTAACGAAAAACTCAAAAGAGTTGGTGTTGAAATCTCGTTCTCTGAAGATGAAGCGAAAGAGATACTCAAGTGTTCAGAAGACCCAATATACTTTATTAAAAAATATGTAAAGATTGTCAATGTAGACTTAGGTATCGTTGACTTTGATATGTGGCCATTTCAAGAAGAAATGGTTGATGGTTTTCACAAGAATCGTTTTTCAATATGTAAAATGCCACGACAAGTTGGTAAAACAACTACAACTGTGGGCTATATGTTGTGGGCTGTTTTATTCAACCCAGACTACACAGTTGGTATTCTCGCAAACAAAGGTCAACTTGCAAGAGAAATACTTGGTCGTTTACAAAGAGCATATGAATATTTACCACTATGGCTTCAACAAGGTATCATTACTTGGAACAAAGGTAATATAGAACTTGAAAATGGTTCTAAGATATACGCATATGCAACATCAAACTCAGGTGTACGAGGCGGTACATACAATCTAATCTTTCTTGATGAGTTTGCTTTCGTGCCTCATAATATGGCACAAGAGTTTTTTACTGCTACATACCCCGTGATATCATCAGGTAAAACAACAAAAGTAATCATTGTTTCTACACCAAATGGCCTCAATCTATTCTATAAGATGTGGGTTGATGCAATGGAAAAACGATCATCTTATATACCATTTGAAGTTCATTGGTCTATGGTGCCAGGTCGTGATGAAGCTTGGAAGAAAGAAACAATACGAAACACATCTGAAGAACAGTTCAGACAAGAGTTTGAAACAGAGTTTATAGGTTCGGCAGCTACACTTATATCTGGTGCAAAGTTACGTTCACTTGCATTTTTCAACCCTATCAGTACAATAGATCAATTAGATATGTATGAAGAGCCTAAAGAAGGTCATATTTACATAGCTACAGTTGATTGTTCAGAAGGTGTTGGTGCGGACTATTCTGCAATCAATATTATAGATGTAACAAAAACACCATACAAACAAGTTGCAAAATACAGGGCAAATGACTTGCCTTTGTTATTCTTCCCAAATATTATTTACTCAATGGGTATGAAATATAATGCAGCTTATATACTTATTGAAACAAATAACATTGGTCAACAAGTTGTTGACATATTACATTATGACCTAGAGTATGAAAATATTTACAAAATAGATCAACATCACATAAAAGGCCAAACAATATCAGGTGGATTCAAAAGAAATGCCTCATTTGGTATCAAGACTACAAAATCCGTAAAGAAAATTGGCTGTGCAAACTTAAAAACACTTGTTGAATCAGATAAGTTAATCATTGTTGACTTTGATACAATCAACGAATTGAACTCTTTTGTTCGTGTAAAAGATTCTTATGCGGCTGAAGAGGGTAATAATGATGATTTAGCCATGGGACTTGTATTATTTGGTTGGTTAACAGCACAATCATACTTTAAAGATTCAACAGATGTAGATGTGAGGTCGATTTTATTAAAAGAACAAACACTTCTCATAGAAGAAAGTCTAGCTCCAGTAGGAATTATTGATGATGGGTTACAAGAAGAGATAACAGTTGATGGTGATGATGTCTGGAGTCAAAGTGGCAATATAAATACGAGATTTTGAAAACACTAAATAGACAGTAAATGAGAATAAACAATCGTCTAGTCTAATAAAAAGGAGAAATCCATGGCATTTCAGTTATCACCGGGAGTAAATGTATCTGAGATTGATCTCACTACTATTGTCCCATCCGTTGCCACTTCAATAGGGGCTCACGCTGGAATATTTGCATGGGGGCCATCAAGTGAAGTAATCACAGTAGGTAGTGAGGTTGAGTTACAAGATAGGTTTGGAAACCCAGACTCAACAAACTTTGAATATTGGTTCACAGCTGCAAACTTCTTAGCATATGGAAATAATTTAAAGCTTGTAAGAGCAATCAACAAAGATATAACCGGCGGTGGAGCTGGAGCAAATAATGCTTCTGCAAACGGTGGTACAGTTTTAATCGAAAATGATGACGATTACGACTTAAATCACTCTACAGCAGCTGCGGCTTTAGGACCATTCGCTGCTAAGTATCCTGGCGCAAGAGGTAATTCATTAAGAATTTCTATTTGTCCAAGTGCAAACGCATTTTCACAAAACTTAGATTCTGATTTCGGTTTAACAGCTAACGCACTTAATTATCTTGTTGATACTACCACAGTTATTAATGTAGATAACGATGGTGCTGTTCCAGATGCTAATGATCATATAGTGCCAAGAGATAAAGTTTCAGTAGATGGTGGCACGACATATGTAGATGTAATTTCTGTAAATGCTACAGCCATTGTAGTTGGCACAACATTTTCTGCAAACCTAACAGTAGGCACACCAATTCTCCGTAGATGGCAATACCATGACGAGTTCAAAGTTGCACCAGGAACATCAGACTATGTGTCTAATAAAGGTGGTTCAGGTGATGAACTTCACGTTATTGTTGTTGATGAAGATTCAGAGTTTTCAGATGCAGCTAACACAGTTGTTGATAAGTACGCATTTGTATCAAAAGCCACAGATGCTAAGACAGGTTCAGGTGATTCAAACTTTTATAAAGAAGTAATTAATAGAACATCAGAGTACATATGGTGGACAGGTCACCAACCGGGCGCTACTAATTGGGGTTCAGTCTCTAGTACAGATTTTACAAATATTGACACACCATTTTCTGCATCATTTACAAACGGTGCAGATGGAACAACTTCAACTGCAAACGTAGTTACCGCATTTGATGAGTTTGCTGATGCTGATTCAGTTGACATATCACTTGTGATGACTGGTCCAGGGGATCAAACAGTTGCTACTCATGTAATTGATAATATCGCAGTTACAAGAAAAGATTGTGTTGCCTTTGTATCACCAAGAAGAGCAGATGTTGTAAACAATGCTGGTAGTGAAGTTACTGATATTAAATCATTCCGTAATTCACTTACCTCTACATCTTTTGCCTTCTTAGATTCTGGTTACAAATATCAATACGACAAGTACAATGATGTGTATAGATATGTACCACTTAATGGTGATATAGCCGGTCTATGTGTAAGAACAGATTTAGAAAGAGATGCTTGGTTCTCACCAGGTGGTCTTAATCGTGGTATTATAAAGAACGTAATTAAACTTGCGTTTAATCCTACAAAAACAAATAGAGATGACCTTTATTCAGAAGGCATTAACCCAGTCGTTGCATTCCAAGGCGAAGGCACAGTATTGTTTGGAGACAAGACAATGCAATCGAAGCCTTCTGCATTTGATAGAATCAATGTTCGTAGATTGTTTATCGTATTAGAAAAGGCAATCTCAAGAGCTGCAAGATTCTCACTCTTTGAATTTAACGATCAGTTTACAAGGTCTCAGTTTGTTGCTCTTGTAGAACCATTCTTGAGAGATGTCCAAGGTCGCCGTGGTATTACAGACTTTAGAGTTGTTTGTGATGAATCAAATAATACTGGCGAAGTAATTGACCGTAATGAGTTTGTAGGAGATATATTCATCAAACCTGCAAGATCAATTAACTTCATACAACTTAACTTTGTTGCAGTAAGAACAGGAGTTTCGTTTGAAGAGGTCGTAGGACGCTTCTAAATAAAAGGAAAACAGGAGAAAATAGATGGCTTTTAATGTAAACGAATTTAGAACACAGATGGTGGGTGATGGCGCCCGCCCTAATCTATTCGAGGTTGAGATGCCATTTCCAGCGTTTTCAGCACCAGGGAATGCCCAAACTAAAATGACATTTATGTGTAGAACAGCACAGTTACCAGGAGCCACTCTTGGTGTTGTGCCAGTTACATATTTCGGTCGTGAATTAAAGTTCATGGGTAATAGAACTTTTGCTGATTGGACTGTAACAATCATCAATGATGAGGACTTTTCAGTTCGTAACGCAATGGAAAGATGGATGAACGGCCTTAATTCACATAGTTTAAATGTAAGAAACCCAGCGGCTTTATCGCCACTTGGTTATTCAGTTGACGCTAAAGTAACGCAGTTTGGAAAAACTGGTGATGAATTGAAAAAATACAAGTTTATTGGGATTTACCCATATGACATATCTCCAATTGATGTAGATTGGGGTGCGAATGATCAGATTGAGGAATTTACCCTTACAATGGCATATCAATGGTGGGAATCCGAAGAAACTGGTGTGGTTTAACGAGAGCGTGCTCTCAAGATATAGGATGGATATTTTATGGCTATAAAGTTATTTGGCTTTACTTTAGGTAAAAAAGAACAAGCAAAGGAACCACCAAAAGGTCAAAGTTCCTTTGCTTTACCGAACGAGGCACTTGATGATGGTGCCGTTACCGTAACAAACAATGCTTACTACGGAACATATGTTGATTTAGAAGGCTCAGTTCGCAATGAACTTGAGTTAATCACCAGATACCGTGAGATGGCAAATCACCCTGAGTTAGATGGAGCGATTGATGATATTGTCAATGAGGCTATCACACATGATGTTGATGGCAAATCAGTTGATATAAATCTCGACAATCTAAAGCAGCCTGAAAGTATTAAGAATAAAATTAGAAATGAGTTTAACAATGTGAAACATATGTTAAACTTTTCAAACATGGCGGATGACCTCTTTAAAAGATGGTACATAGATGGTAGAATATATTTTCATGTCGTAGTCAATGAGAATAACCCTAAAGAGGGTATTCAAGAGCTACGATATATTGACCCACGAAAAATAAGAAAAGTTCGTGAGATTGTAAAAGAAAGAGACCCAAAGACTGGTGCTCAAATCATCAAGTCCATTGGTGAATACTATGTTTACAATGACAAAGGCACAACAACACAAACGTATTCTGCAAACGTAAACTCTGGTGTCCGTATTGCTACAGATGCAATTGTATATTGTTCATCTGGTCAAATGGATGCAAAGAATACATTTGTAATTTCATATTTACACAAGGCAATCAAGCCATTGAATCAGTTAAGAATGATAGAAGATGCAATCGTTATCTATCGTTTATCAAGGGCGCCTGAAAGAAGAATATTCTATATTGACGTAGGTAACCTACCAAAAGGTAAGGCAGAACAATACCTGCGTGATGTAATGGTTAAGTATCGTAACAAAATGGTTTATGATGCTGAGACTGGTGAGTTACGAGATGATCGTAAACACAAGTCTATGTTAGAAGATTTTTGGTTACCAAGAAGAGAAGGTGGTAAAGGTACAGAGATTACCACACTACCAGCTGGTGCCAACTTAGGTGAGTTAGAAGATGTGAAGTATTTTCAAAAGAAACTTCTACAATCACTTAATGTGCCTATCTCTCGTTTAGAACCACAACAAGGTGGTATGATTGGTCTTGGTAGAGTATCAGAAGTTACAAGAGATGAGATTAAGTTTAATAAGTTTATAATACGATTGAGAAACAAGTTCGCACAAGTTTTCGATCACGCCTTGAGAGTGCAGTTATCTCTCAAAGGTATAATGAGTGTTGAAGAGTGGGATGCAGCCAGAGAAGATATTTACTACAACTTTAAGAAAGATAATAACTTTACTGAGATGCGTGAAGCTGAGTTGCTTCGTGAAAGAGTCAACTTACTCAACACCGTTGACCCATATATCGGTCGTTACTACTCTACCGATTGGGTCAAAAAGAATGTTCTGCAAATGTCTGATGATGAGATAGAGTTAATGAACAAAGAGATGCAACAAGAAGGACCAGTTGTAACGCAACCAGAAGTTGATGGTCAAGATGCGGTTCAACCGCCGCAACCTAACAACGCTGATAATGTAGACACAGCCAGAGGGTTGAAGGCAGAGCAGATACTAAAGGTTATAGAAAATAACCAGAAGGCAAGACTAAATAGAAGATGAGGAGATTGATATGCCAGATTTAGAAGATTTTATAGACAAAGTTGTAGGCGGTGAAGCAGGAGCTGCAAGAGAGCAATTGCAATCTATGATTGGTGCAAAAACAGCAGATGCTTTAGATGCTCGCAAACAAGAAATATCTTCTGCACTATTCAATAATGGTGAAGAGCAAGAGCTTGAAGAACCTGAAACAGAGGTTGAATATGAAGATGATGAGGGTGTAAAAGAGATAGAGGCAAGTGCTGATGATCCAGAAATGGAGTATGAGTACGATGATTCAGAGATAGAGTACGAAGAGGATCCAGAAGAAAGAGAATGAAAGACTTAAAAAGTTTTTTAACAGAGCTGCAAGGAGTTGCTCGTATGAAAAATACGGCCGACTTCAAGCTCGTTATGGGTGCCGATGGTAAACCTAAAAAGATTAGAGCTCATCGTATTAAAGTTGGTGATAGAGCACCTGTTGTTGGTGATGACCCAGAACAAGATATGGAGCTTACTAAAGAAGATGTCTCTAAAGTAAAAGACCCACCATTTGTTCTTGTTTTAAAAAGAAAGGCAATCAGACCTTATCCGGGTGGTACAAAGATTGCTTTGTATTACAACAAACAGATAGACAAGTATTTTTCTGTTCCTTACGGCCCTAAGATGGCCGATAATGTATTACAATCAGAAGAGGATATATCTTCATTTGCGGATTACTTAGAAGAAGGCAAACAAGTCATGGATCATTTACATGACATTACTAAAAATAAAGCTAAAAAAAGTGTGAAGTTTGCAAATGGTGAATCAAGAAGTATTGATCATTATACAGCTTCTGCAATTGTAGGTGTGCATAAGAAAGTAAATGATGAAAATAAAAAGAAACTATCAGCAATGGTTCATCAAAGTCCTGATCATTTACTCGCAGCGGCTAAATTTGCTTTTAGGTTTGGACGAAAATGAATTTAGATTATCTTTTAGAGTATCTAACTGAAATAACACGAGCTCAAAACGTAGTTAAAATAGGCCGTGTAAAAAGAATACGCAGACGTATTCGTAGAGACTCAAAAGGTAAGATAACAGTACAAAGAAATAGAATTAGGTCTGGCATCAAAGGTTATCGTGCTACAGGCAAAGGCGGTCAAGTAAAAAGAATTACCGCTACTGAAAGAATTAAAAAAGCAAGACTCTTAAAAAGGTCTTGGAAAACAACAAGGAGAGCTAAACTACGCCGTTCAATGTTGAAAAGAAAGTTATCAATGAGAAGGCGTGCATCACTAGGACTAAGGTAAAAAAATGGCTATACAATTTGAAACAACAAATAAAGTAAGAGGACCATCAGTTATAAGAATACATGGTGTTGGTACAGCTAATATCAATGTGCAAAATACATTGTCATCTACGAGCACAACTGAAAATATAACTGGTTTTGCAATTCAAAAATGTGCATGGTCTACAAACGCAAGTATAATGATAAGATCAAGTGGTCAAGATGTATTAGAATTACATGGTCAAGGTCAAATAGACTTTGATGATGAGTTTGTTAATATTGCAAACACAGGGCCAGCTGCCGTTGGTTCACAGTTCCTTCAGGTTACTATTGCAACTGGTGGTACTGTTTTACTTAGAATTGCAAAAGAGGCAACTTATAGCCCAGCACTAACAGGACAATAAAATGAAACTCATATCAGAAACTACGCATAATGTAAAAACACAACTTATCGAAGAAGAGAACGGCAAGAAAAGTCTTTACATAGAAGGCACATTTCTTGTTGGTGATACAGTAAATAAAAACAATCGTATGTATAAAATGGATACGCTTCGTAACGAAGTGAACCGATACAACGAAGAGTTTATCAAGGGCAATCGTGCATTAGGTGAGTTAGGACATCCTGATACACCAACGATTAATCTTGAGAGAGTATCACATAAGATTGTTTCTCTCAAAGAAGATGGTAACACATTTTATGGTAAGGCAAAAATCTTAGAGACACCATACGGACAGATTGTTAAGAATTTTATCGACAATGACGTAAGTGTGGGTGTTTCATCAAGAGCTCTTGGTTCTTTAGAACCACAGAAAGAAGGATATAATTTGGTGCAAGATGATTTGAAACTTGCTACGGCTGCTGACATTGTTGCTGACCCCTCTGCGCCAGGTGCCTTTGTTAATGGCATAATGGAAAACAAAGAGTGGATGTTTGTAGAAGGTCATTTCGTAGAAGCTGACTTTGAACAAGCAAAGAAGCAGATTAAGAGAGCGACAAAAGCCGAAATCGAAGATGTTGCTCTAAAATTATTTGAAAATTACCTTAGAAAACTTTAAATTTATAAATATTGCATAAAAGGAGATAACTCAGATGTCAGAGAATAAAAACCAACTCATGGAAGCAGCTGCTGAAGTCCTCGCTCAAAGCAAGGCAAAAGCACCTTCCGAGCCAATGCCTAAAGTTGATACATCATCAGTTGGTGGTGTACAAGACTTAGGTGGACCAACACCTTCTAACAATAAACCAGATGACGATTCTAATAAGATCAATGCCTCTGGTGCAGCGCCAGATAATTCTGCAAAGAATCAGGCCACAATCAAGACAAAACCTTCAGCTGCATCTGCTAAGATGGAAGATACAGAAGCTGCAGAAGATGAGGTAATACAAGAAAAAGGTATGCCTCAAGGTCTTAAAGACTATCTTGCTAAGAAGAAAGAGAAGATGAAAGAGGAAGTTTCTGAAGATGTAGAATCTCTTTTCTCAGAAGATGAAAATATTTCAGATGATTTCAAAAAGAAAGCCTCTATTGTCTACGAAGCTCGTATAAATGACCGAGTAACACAGATCGTAGAAGAAATTGAAGGGCAGTATGCCGAGAAGTTTGAAGAGGCTGTTACTGAAATCAAAACAGAATTAACCGAAAAGGTTGATGAGTATCTTAACTATGTCGTAGAGCAGTGGATGGCTGACAACCAAATTGCGGTTGAGTCAGGTCTCCGTGCAGAGCTTACAGAAGAGTTTATCTCAGGTTTGAGAAACTTATTCGCAGAGCACTACATTGACGTACCTGAAGAGAAAGTTGACTTAGTAGATGAATTAGCCACGAGAGTTGAGGCTTTAGAATCCCAGCTTGACGAGGAAATGGAAAGGGGTATGGAGTTTGCCAAGGCATTAGTAACTGCAAGGCAGAACGAGATTACCGCTGAAGTATGCGAAGGTCTTACCGACACTCAAGAAGAGAAAATCAAATCACTTGCAGAAAGTGTAGATTTTTCCACAGAGGAAGAGTTCAGAGAGAAAGTACAAACCATTCGTGAAAACTATTTCCCATCAGAAGTGAAGCAAGCTGATGAAGAAACTCTAAATGAAAAAGTAGAAACAGATGCAGATAAGAACGTGTCTAATGACCCATTCGTAAATGCAGTTTCTAAGGCTATATCACAAACACAGAAATAACTTAAACTAAACGTAGGAGAAAAAGATGTATCTTTCAGAATCGTTACAAAAAAAGTGGGAAGGAGTTCTTGAGCACCCTGATCTACCAAAGATTGAGGACAAGTACAAGAAAGCCGTAACCGCTGTGGTTCTTGAGAACCAAGCTGTTGAAATGCAGAAGTCTGGTCAAATGCTTTCAGAGGCAGTTCCAACAAACTCTGCTTCTCAAGGTGATGCTGGTATCGCTGGTTTCGGAGGCTCTGCTTCCACACCAGTTGCTGGTTTTGACCCAATTCTAATTTCTTTAGTCAGAAGAAGTTTACCAAACCTTATTGCATATGACATCTGCGGTGTTCAGCCAATGACTGGACCTACAGGTCTTATCTTTGCAATGAGATCAAAGTTTGACACACAAGATGGAACAGAGGCATTCTACAACGAGGCTAACACAGGCTTCGCTGGTGAAGATGCTGCTCAAACAGCACTTGCGCCAGATGGTACACCTCCAACTGATGTGTTTACAAGTAACGCTGCTCCACAGGCCGCTATGACAACATCTAAGGCAGAATCTTTAGGTGATGGCAATGCTGCTAACACATTCCATGAGATGGCATTCTCAATCGAGAAAGTAACTGTGACTGCAAGAACAAGAGCACTCAAAGCTGAGTATTCTATGGAACTTGCTCAAGACTTAAAAGCAGTACACGGTCTTGATGCAGAAACAGAACTTTCTAACATTCTTTCAGCAGAAATTCTTGCTGAGATAAACCGTGAAGTTGTCCGTACAATCTATAAAACTGCTATTGTTGGTGCCCAGACAGGTGTAACCACAAAAGGTAAGTTTGACTTAGATACAGACTCAAACGGTCGTTGGATGGTTGAGAAAGTAAAAGGTCTTGCGTTCCAGATAGAACGTGAAGCTAACGCAATCGCCAAGTTGACTCGTAGAGGAAAAGGTAACATAATGATTTGTTCATCTGATGTTGCTTCTGCCCTCGCTATGGCTGGTCTACTTGACTACAACTCTGCGTTGCAATCTCAAGTTAATCTAACCGTAGATGACACAGGTAACACATTTGCTGGTACAATGTTTGGACGTATCAAAGTCTACATTGACCCATATTCTCCAGTAAGCTCAACAAATGAGTTTGCAGTTATTGGATATAAGGGTACAAATGCTTATGACGCTGGTATATTCTACTGCCCATATGTACCACTACAAATGGTCAGAGCAGTTGATACTGGTACCTTCCAGCCAAAAATTGGATTTAAGACTCGTTACGGTCTCGTGTCCAACCCATTTGCTGATGGTACAGATGCAACCACACAAGGTGCATTAACTGCCCAGACAAATAATTACTACCGTGCTATTCAAATTGCTAACTTAATGTAATAGAATAGCAACACCCCGCCTAGAGGCCCCTTGAGGGCCTCTTTTTTTATCTCCGCTTTTAGTTATGGATAAATAACATTATGGCAGTTACAGATACAAATCCAATCAATCCAAACTTTTTACACCCGAATAAGTTTGTGTTCTCTATGGCAAGAGCACCAAACTTGCAATACTTTTGTCAATCAGCAACTGTGCCTGGTTTATCATTAGGTGAAGCAGTATTCAATACACCATTTGTTGATCTATTTTCTCCAGGTGAAAAACCAATCTATGACTTATTAAACATAACTTTTCTGATTGATGAAGATATGAAAGGTTGGTTAGAGATACACGATTGGCTTCGTGCTATGACATTCCCAGAAAGTTATGAAGATTATAAAAGATTACCCAAATTAAATAAGTTTGCAGACAGGCCGAACTTCCCTCAGTTTTGTGATTGTTCACTTACCTTGTTTACCTCAGCGAACAATGCAAAATTTAGGTTTTTATTCAAAGATGTATTTCCAACAACACTCTCTACCTTTGTAATTAATTCTGCCGATAGTCCTGAAGAGGTGCTTACGGCAGATGCCACATTCAGGTTTGCCTATTATAATGTTGAAAAATTTTAAGAATTAGTGTATACTCCTAATAGGAGGATATTATGAACGCAGCTGAAAAAATATTAGAAATGTGGGAAAAAGATAGTGAGATTGACCGCACAGAACCGGGTAGAGAACTCACAAATGTACCTAAACTACACAGTAAATATCTAGCTATACTATCAAAGCATAGGCTCTTGGCGAAGAGTGCCGATATTAAGTATGTGAAGATGAGAAGATTAAAATGGGAGTATTACACAGGTAAACTAGATGAAGAGGAATTAAATCAAAGAGGTTGGGAACCTTTTCCGTATGTACTCAAATCCGAGTTGAATACATACTTAGAGAGTGATGATGATTTGAACAAGCTTGTGATTAGTAGAACAATGCACCAAGAAGTTGTTGAACTATGCACAGGCATATTGAAAGAATTAAATAGTA